GATGAAGAGTTACATCTTTATCGCTCGCCTGTTGAGGAGGATTCCATTGCTAAAATGTTGCATACTCACATCAAATCTGATGTTTTGAGTATGGAGCAATCTAGTGCGGAAGCAATCCAAAATGTAGCACTCAAATATTTTGAGTTTGGGCGCGATGTGTATGAGGAAAGGAGAAAACAATTGTTGGAAGTTGTTTGTGATGCTGGTTTATCGGGATATGTAAGTGATTACCCACATATGATGAACGATTGAATTGGTATTGTGAAAAATTTGGATTGACCAAGTGCAATTGAGCATTTGGCTTCGTCCTGAACATGACGTTAAAATGGTTCTCACCTGCAGGTATGTGGTGGTAAAGTTAAATAATCCCGTCATAAGTAGGGACCACAAATTTTGTTAGTTATTTCTGTCTGCAAATTATGTAGGAAAATTATGACGTAGACGTAGTCTTAGTACTAAGCCCGTATTTACGGGAGATTTTGTCAATCTAAAACAGAAATTATCCGGCGTGCTGTGAGGCCAGTGCGAATGGAGACATGTTAAATGGACCTCAGTCAAATTAAAATGACAGAAAAATATGGCACTAATGTGCCCTCCGTTGTCGATGGAGAAAATTTCGATAGGGGCGTGGCGTTGAATCGCGTTCCATCCTTTGATATTGCTAATCTTTTGATGGAAATTAAAGCACTTAAGAAGGAAAATAAAACGTTGCGATGTTCGCTTGCGCGAAAATATAATCATTGCGATAAGTTGAGAACCGAAATTGAAATGTATAAAGCGATTGTTATCGATTTGGACAATGATGTTTTGGATTCTCAAAGTGGTATTGCGGCCACAAATAGTGAACCAGGATTGTCGGTCAGCGAGTCTGCCCCAATGGTTAAGGAGCAAATTACAGCATTTGCTGATCAGGATGCTGGATGGACGACCAACGTCCATGGTGAATATGATGCAACCCGTGATGCAGTTGAAGCTGGTGATTCACACTTAGGTGATTTTTTGTCTCGTCCTATACGGCAGTCCGTACAGTCTTGGGTGGTTAATCAACCTTTTTTTTATCAATTTAATCCGTGGAAGGAATTCATCGAAAACCCTTTCGTAGCGGATAAGATTAAGAATTATGAATTGTTGCGTATGAAACTGCATTGTAAAATGGTTATTAGCGGTACCAAGTTTCATTATGGCCGCGCGTTGGCCAGTTATAATCCATTGTCCGGTTTGGATCAAGTTACTGTAGAGAGAAATTTTATTTCATTAGATTTAATACAAGCTTCTCAAAAACCTCATTTTTTCTTAAATCCAACTAAGAATACTGGAGGTGAGCTGTGTA